CTGATTCAGTTATTAGATTTGTTGTTGCGGTGTTACCCAAAATCCTGAGAGTATTTATAGCTGTTGTGTTTGCAAATATTTTGCCACCCACGGAAAGTTCGTCGGTGGGTGAGAGGTTTGAAAATCCAGATGTCGATCCACCATTTGTGCGTAACGCGTTCACTTGAACATTACCACTTATTAGGACCGGTGTTGCCGCACCAGGTGTCGCGGTCAATAGACTTCCAACTTTCAATCCATTATTTCCCGTTCTAAGACCTGTCGCATATACGTTACCCGTCGCATGCATGACATTTGAATCAACGTCATCAAAATATATATTTGAACCTACACAGAGGTCATGTGTGGGGTATGTATTATTTGCACCCACGTTGTTTGATGTGTACATGTCGCCATATACATGAACATTTACCACCTTTGTGTCGTCCACTGTCATTGTAGTTGTTGGCTGACCAGCATAATTATTTGTTTGGAAGATTGCCATTTCTCTCCCTCTATCACCAGCCACAAATCCCACAGCTACATTTGAATATCCAACTCCGGGTGTCATTAATAAACCAGTTTCTTTGGATAAAACGGCATTACCAAAACCACAATGAATGACCGCATTACTGACACGCAAATCCTGTGTGGCAATGTAACTCGCAGTTTCTGTAATTGTGATGTTTCCAGTTACAGCGATATTACCAACAAGATTTAGATAGCCCTCTTGATATGTATTACCGGTTAAAATCATAACATTCGAACCTTGATCAAACAGACCGACATTGCTACCAGCAAATATATTTGACCCCAAAACTCCACCCGTAATAGACAGAACATTTGAGTCTATCTCTTGAATAACAAGATTTGAACCGGATGTTGTAAATCTATCTGCTAGAATTAGATTACTCGCAACCAGGTTACCATTGACTGTCATAAGATCACGACCAGTTAAATCGACAGCCACTTTAGTTTCTCCATCTGAATCAATTTGAAATGCATTTGTTGGATTTACCGTACCAATCGATATTTGATCGTCAACAAACCAACGTGATGCTCGACCACGAGTTTTCAAGTCAATCACGTGCGTAGCGCTTTCGTCAATGTAGAGTTTATCAGATACTGATATAGACTTTGATGGTGCCGAATTTGATACACCAAGGCGTCCCTTCGCACCACTTTCGGGATCTACGACAAGTAGAAGTTCATTTGCTTCAACTTCTCTTGTCAATATACTCTTTACTCCTGTAAGAGTTTCTTCTTCAACGGGTTCAGCATCCAGATTGGCAACATAAATCTGATCGAATCTTGCGGTTCTGCCCATTTATACTTTAGTTCCCGAATAAAATTCCAGCCAAACCATCTTTGATCCTGAGGACGTTATAGTTTACGGCAAAAACCGACATTTCATTATCATTAGCCCTAAAGACACCTTTCTCGACCCCACGAAGTATGAGTTTTGCATTATCAAGTCTACTGAAATTGCATGTACCTGATGGGTTATAGTCTGATACATTTAAACCAAAGTGGTATGCAAAATATCTTGTATACATGAGATCTTCTGTATCAACTCTAAAATCTATCTTACCGTATTTTGATTTGTAATAGTTTTGAATTGTATGGAAGTATGTTGGTGACATATTTTCTAATAAAGCCGTACCATTTACTTGTATATCTGCGTTTTTAAAGGTAAAACGGTCGTTTGTTGGATCGACGTTTGTGGCTGACATTCCGAAAAATATAGATTTTATGGGATGATTAAATGCTCCAATATCAAGGTCATTGTACCCACCCGCGGTTTGAATAGTATTATCAAACACATTTGAAACAGGGTAATCGAGTTTTTGTGTTTGGGTAATGACAAAATCCAACTGCCTCTTTACGAGAGATTCTCTCTCCTCCTTGTCCAGATATATATAATTCCCATATACATTGATTCGTTTCTGTCCTAGCCCATAACCTGTGAGACTTGTTTCATCGAAATTGATCCTCACCTCAACCTGATGATGTGCGAGTGATACAAGTGGTAAAAATGCCCCGTGATCACAAAAGAAAAAATGAAGAGGTTGAAAGTTTCGGTTTGACGTGCTTGTTTTGTTTGTGAGTTCGTCTTGCTTTGTCCAGGTCTCGGCAAGATAGTTTGGCCAGATGTCCGCATAGTAATCATAATGCTGAGAGTCTATTTTTTGTCCACCTATATATAGGTCTATTGTTGAATTGTATAGGAGATTTGAAGAAACATTGGAATTCCTTTCGAGACCCTCAAACCAGAGACAATTTACAAGATCTCCTAAAACTGGTACGGTAAAAACTGGGTCTTTATCGGTAACCGTTTTAATCAGTTTTGGAGCCTGTGAAAAATTCGTATGTCTTGTAAATTTCATACGAAAGAAAGAATGACCCTCTTCACTGTTTATATACATATCTTGTGCACCCTTTGAGACGAGTTGAATCAATGCACCAGACATTTAATTAGTGTTTAGATTATAAAAACAGAGGCTTTCCCTGAGGGAAGTCTTTCTTATCTTCCTCAGAAACTTTACCGTGAATTTTAAACCCACCTTGGCGATACACTTTCATTCTCTTGTAAAACATAGCTGTGAAGAGTGACCAGGGATCATGAATATCATAAATATGCGGATTATTCTTCTTACCCTTAGTTTCTCTCATTATACGACCTATACTCTGTGTTATATCGGATTTGGGTGAAGCCAATATAACTGTATCTAGAGTTGGTATATCCAATCCTTCATGAGCTTGTGAGAAAGTTGCAAATATGATCTTCTTCTTGGAAGAAGCCTGGAGGTCCGCTTCCTTCATTCCACCCATGTAGAGACCCGAGTTTTTGGGAAAACATTGATGGAGCATTTCACAGTGTAGGCGTCTGTCACTGAGAACAAGAAGCTGTCTTGTACCGGCTGAAGCCCTCTTGATCAATTCCACAAGCATCTGATTTCTTTTTCTATCTTCTACAATTTCCGTAATCATATTTGGCATGGATACTTTACCAAATCTTGTTGAGGGCGGTGGGTTCCTATAATTGAATGATTCGTATGTAATGTTAAATACTTCAACCTGACCCTGATTCTTCCTTTCAACGGCAAAGAATGTGGGACCCATGAACCAATGGAGAACCTTTGTGAGACCATCCTTTCTTTCCGGTGTTGCTGAAAGTCCAAAGATGTGCCTGGGGCACATTTTGAAAAGAGATTGACTGAACACCTTAGCACATATATGATGGGCTTCATCAACTATGAGGGTTCCTATAGAATCAAAATCACTAAATGAGTATTCCTTGAGAGAGAGTGATTGAAGCATAGCTATTACAAAGTCACAGTCAACCTCCTTTTTGTCTTGTTGAACAATACCTATTGTGGCACCCGGACAAAACTGTTGAATTCGCTCCTTCCACTGATCCGCCAGGAACTGTTTATGAACCACAATCATCGTGCGATACCCCAATTTACAGGCTATTGCCAGGGAGACGGTGGTTTTGCCATACCCACATGGTAGTGAGAGAACTCCGTGACCAGCCTTAATGGCTGCAGCGAGGGCCTCATTCTGGTGAGTTGCATCTCGTAACTGTCCAACAAATTTGGCTGTAGACCTTGCTGGTTCAGGGCGCCGGTCCTCTCGCGGCTTTCCAACTCGATCAACTCCGTAGAATCTTGGAACGCACACTCCATTCTTAGCCGTTCGGAAAACCTTAAAAGGCGGAGGAGGAAATCCATAATCGCCATTGACTATGGGTCTTACCGTAAGTTCCTTTTTGATTTCAGTCACTGGTACACCGGTAATGAGATATCCAGTTCGCGTCAGCATTTAATATATTAAAGAATAGTAACTTTATATAAGTATAAAAATGGATCAAAGTGCCCCTAATCAGATTGATGTTGAGGAGAACGTCAAACAGCTCGAGCGCGCGGTTGAGGAAGGTTACCAAGAACTTTATCGTCTTCAGGGTATGCTCCGCGTATTTGGGAGTTTAAAAGAATTGGGATTCACCAAGATTGATATCCCCAAGAAAAGGGAAGAAGAAGATGTTAGTGATGCGAAGAAGTAATTGTTGTAATCTTCCAACTATAACCGCTATAATTTCCGGTGTTCCAAACACCCATGAATTCTATATCAACTTCAACTTCACACCCCTTTATAAGAGACTGAACAGGTTGTCCTCGGACATCGCACATCACTCTCCTATAACGGAATGGAACTTTTACGGTAAGGACATTACCATCGAGGGGGTTATCAACGTGAGAATTTTTAATAAACCTGGATTTGTTTATATGCATTCGTTGTATAATTTGAACGCAATTTTCAGGAATGACCAAACGAATATACTTTTTGTCGTTATGGTCATACATGGGTGTATGTACTTTGGCTTGAAACTTCATAGATTTCTATTACGATAAATTAGAATTAAAACTATAAGCACCAAAAGTGTCAATGATAAAACTTGTGTGAGAAGGAGGGGACTCAATGGTTCCCTCGTTCCAAAACATTTGTGGCTGAGACTGCGCGAAACTTCCACAGCTGCCTCAATGCTTGAATATGGTGTACTGCGAGATGACATCATACCACACATCGCCACATGGGGGCACTCACCAAAGAATGGAAGTTGACCGTAGAGACTGAGAACCCCCGAT